CACATCATTGACTGTGAAAGGCACAGGGGTACGAGGGTCAACAACCAATCCGTTATTGTAGGCTGGCACCCACTCCCATACAGTGGTTACCCTAAAATATCCATTGAGGGTCGCGGTGGTAGCAACTACACTGGGCTTGCCCAGAGCTACATTGTCAAGCATTGCAAACATTGTACCAACCCCAGCCACGGTGCCACTGCTGCTGGTAAAGCGCTCATCATTCATCGATGGAAGCCAGTTGATACTGTACTTCTTATCGAATCCATTAGTGCTACTCACCAACGACATGGGCTCCACCTGGCCGGGACTAAGCAAAGTAGTTGATTGTATTGGCACAGCTGGTGCGTATCCCATAGACACGGAACCGCAACGCGTTAGCACTGCGTCCGTGGGGACCCACTCCAGACAGGACGCCACCGGCCTATAGGTCTTCACGACGGTCGACTTGATAAAATTTCCGGGGCCGCCGTCATCTACAACAGTAAAGTTGAAGTTGGCGTCGTTTCCTCCGATAACATACCCAGTCCCAGTGCCGTAATTCCACGGTGCCCACGACAAGTAAAAGGAACCAAAGGTTGCACCAGTGGTAGTACTCGTGTAGGCCGGCCTAACAATATCTACAGTGCGACACAAATACCCAGCATCCGTACCTTCGTAGGGAGGGTGAATCAAATCACCATTGCATGGGTCTGAGTACAATGCAAGCATCTTGGCAATGTACGCCTGGCGGTTTCCACCGCGCGGCGCAGCTTGCGGACTATTTCTGTTAGCCATCGCGCGATTCTTCTTACTATTCTTTGTTTTATTTTTATTCTTGCCCTGCTTATTAAGCTTAGGCATGATGCAAGAGGAAGAGGGGTGATTCTCGTTCCCCTGCGGACAGTGCGGGTCTTGCTGACTCCCACACCTCCTCAGCGGCTATCTGCTTATCGGGCAACACGCCGAAGGCCCTCCAAAAGGACCATCGCGCTGTAGGGGTGGGCTGACCATATTCCCTACTGCTCCCAGCTGACATCATCTTGAACCCACTCTCCATGAATGGGTCATCCATGACGTTGCCTGGCACTCCAATCATTTGCAGAGTCTTATACAAACTCTGCATCATGGGGATCCCGCCAGCAATAGCGAGACCACACGTGCCTACTGCGTGACACCACTTCGGCGCACCAGTATCCAGGCCTATCACGGTGTTTAGGTCCTTATCGACACATTTTCGTGGGTCTCTGACCATTGTCCACCGCAATCCATCATGCACGGGTTGCGTCTGGCAGAAGGCGATCCGTTCGAACTGGTCGACTACGGGCTCCACCTCCAATACCAGCCCATACGGCAAGAAATGGGATGGGATGGCGTTAACGATTCGTCCAGAATCCTTCCGTTCACAAATGATGACGCAATCGTCACCATTGTTACCAAGTCGAAATCTCACGTTCAATCGCTCACGCAACATCCACATCACCACACTCATGATCAGGCAATTGCCCATCCCGGTGTTCATGTCTCCCGACATTCTCCTTCCGGCGACGGCATACTTGATCTGCCCATCTGGGCACCGCGCAAAGCCCTTATTCTCAAGCTGCATGTCCAATAGCCCCTGAAGCCTGGGGCGCTGGCTCTTGTGAAACAATCCGACGTATATGCTGTGCTCACCTTTGAGGAGCTCAGTGTTCACATGTTGGTCAAACCGCGTGGCATCCGTTGGGATTGCCACTGGGTCATCAAACTCGTCCCACATCTCTCTCAGGGCACTAGCTACTCCGTCGGGGTTGAGACCCTTGAGCACTGTGGCTCCGCCCCAAACATCCGCGATACCTTGACACAGCGGCTTCTCCAACCGCTTCAAGTACCTGCCAACCTCAACGTTATACCGAGGTGACCTTGGCTGGATCACTCTCGGAGCGGGATCGGGTTTAGATGAGAAATCAATCTTCTCACACTTCACAAACGTAGACAGATAGGAATCACTCACATTGAGTGGTCGCACTGACAACGACTCAGCAGCTCGCTGGTATATGGCCTTTTTGCGGCCCACATAACTTTCCACAAACTGGTTGCGGGTTATGGGGCGGCTAGTGGCCATGACCACCCAGATCTTCTGGGCGAATCTGCTGAAACCATCTCTGACTACGCTAGCAGAGGGCAAGGCGGGTAGGTGTATGCCACCGGGGCCTATCCGGTAGAGCACCCGCTCTTCAAGCCCCCTCCGCACGTTGGCTAGGTTGTTATTATGTACACCATAATCTGCATTGTGGCCTAACCCTGTAACGGTCCACAATTTGCGTGGCCGGGCCACCCCAAGTGTCTCTGTCACCTCCCATCTAGATATCGGGCCAGACCGTGACACTGCCACGGTCGGGTTGATCCCAATGGTATCTCTACCGACAGATAGCCTTAGGCACCCCTAACCTCGACTATACTGGAGGCCAGGCGCCGCCTGGACCTCCTGCTCCCACCTCCTAAAAGGCAGGAGCCTCCCAAGCCACTCACACCATGTGCGTGTGGCCCCAACCTGCATCTCAAGCAGGCGCTCCTTATATGCATAGCTGCTCCGCATCTGTGACGCCATCACATCATACCGAGTGGGCATGAACACGAGGTCCACCGCCACACTCTGAAATCTGTGGACGTCACATTTCCGGACACTCCTTGCCAGCAGCTCCTTCGACACCAACTCCAAGGCGACCAACCTGTTGGCCTCACTCTGCTTTGGCAGTCCCATCTTGCATTTCACTGCATGGGCCACCTTAGCAGCGAACCTCCAATAGTTGGGCGTACCCAGTCTGGGCAAGATCTTTCGCGGCTGCACGTCAATGTCCAAAACACCGGCCAGAGCCACCTCCTCCGCAAGCTCAAAATCATCATCGTTGTCATGGGAAGCCACTGCCAGCTCCGAGGCCTCATCGACGCTGGTCAGGCGCCGACGGGGTCTGGAAACCCATAGTGCAAAGATGCTGGTAAAGAAAATGATGATAGTTGTAATTATCATGTTTGCGGGGTGGGGGGGGTTTTGCTGTCTGTCCAGCTGTCGGCGGTACACCGCCTGGTCCATTATCACGGCACGTGGCTGCGCCACCACGCCCACTCAGGCAATCCGGCTGTATCCGCTATTCACGTTGGGCCTCATTGGATGTTATTTCAAACGCGTCGAGCACATTACAGAAGTTTACGTTCTCGTACATCCGAAACTGACCTGTGCTAACGCTATTACTAAAACACCCAATGTCCCACAAAACAGTCACCCTCTATGCATCCCTCCATTGGCATGGCAAGGACGTCAGGGCAGAGAACCACCACCTGAGCCACAATGGGGAGTCCTTTACAACTAGAGCCCGGGACATATTTTAGCGGTCTATCGGGTTAGCGTCTCCTCACGAGTGGTATTTCTACCAAACCGGAACCTCCA